GAAAAAAACTAAAGAAAAATTTTTATCAGAAAGTCAAAAAAATTACTACGATATATTATCAAACAATCAAATAACAATTTGTTCAGGTCCTGCGGGGGTTGGTAAAAGTTATATTGCAATGAAATGTGCAGTTGATTTACTTGTAGACCCTGACACACCTTATGAAAAAATCATCATTGTTAGACCAGCAGTTGAAGCTGAAGAAAAACTTGGAAGTCTTCCTGGCGGTGTTGAAGAAAAATTAGACCCTTATATTTTCCCATCTTATTATCTTTTGAATAAAATTATTGGAAAAGAAATTAGAGAAAAATTAAAAGATGCCGAAGCAATAGAAGTATTTGCACTAGCGTATATGAGAGGTATGAATATCGATAACTCAATTTTGATATTTGAAGAAGCTCAGAATTCAACTCCTAGTCAAATGAAACTTTTATTAACAAGAATTGGATTTAATTCTAAATTTTTTATTTCTGGTGATTTAGAACAATTTGATAGACATAAAGACAAAACACAGACAGGTCTTTGGGATTCGCTACAAAAGTTTCAAAATATGGATGATGTTGGTGTTTTTGAATTCAAATCAGAAGATATTGTTAGAAACCCTTTGATTACAAAAATACTAAAAAGATACGAAGAATGAGAATTGGAATTGAAATAAATGGAGTATTAAGAGACACTTTAAAGAAAGTTCAACAAGAATATGAAAAATGGTATCTTAATGAAAATCTTAAAGAATTAAAATTAATTGAAAACGACCCTGAAATTAAAAGGGAAATAATATCTGAGGTAACTTCTTTAGAACTATCAAAACATTTATCATTTAAAAATAATGATGAAGTTTATGATTTTCTATATAAAGAACACACAATGGAAATATTTGGTCATGCTGGTTCGGTAGAATATAGTAGTATGAATGATTTGAATGATTTCTATTTTGAAGTTAGAGATAACCATGATATTTTAATTGTTTCTGATGAGATAGGTAAATCAAAACCAGCGTCTTTATTCTTTTTAGCAAAGTTTGGATGTTTAGTAGAAACTGTAAAATTTTATAGCGAAGTAACAATTAATTCTATGTGGGACTCAGTAGACGTTTTACTTACTGCTAATCCTAATCTATTATTAACTCACCCAACAAATAAATTAGTTATTAAATTTAATACTGAATATAATTCACACATTGAATCTGAACATTCAATATCAAGTATTAAAGAGTTAACAACAAAAATAAAAGAAATTTATGATTAGCGTTTTAGGAGAAAATTATTACATTGATTTAGATGTAATCGAAAAGTATTTGGATATGAGTGATTCAGAACCAGTTGAGCCTTTGTCAGGTTCTACTGAAATGAAAATTAATATCATAAAATTTGAGATGGTAAAAATGTTACTTGAGACTGTACTCAGCGAATCATTTGGTGAAGATGAAAAATTAGCTATGAAGACTTCGGCAACATCAATACCATTTAGAATCGCATTCAACAGCTTATTAAATAAAAAATTAATCAATCACTATTAATATGGAAAATTCGTTAAAAGACAAAGTATTAAAATCCATCGAGATATTAAACAATAAACAAGCCAGATTGTATTTTTTGGTTCAAGATACTAAAGGAAATGCTAAAGCATCTGTTAGGTTTATATATCAAGTGGCAAAAACTTTAAAAGAGAATGGTTTCAATCCCATTCTATTACACGAGAAAAAAGACTATGCTGGAGTTGCTGCATGGTTGGATGAGGAATATATGAAATTACCTCATAGAGTTATAGAAGGTCAAAATTTAGAAATCTCACCAGAAGATTTTTTAATTATTCCTGAAATTTTTGCATTCATGATGGACCAAGTAAAACAATTACCTTGTGCTAAAATTGTGTTAGCACAATCTTACGCTTATATTGTGGAAACATTACAACCAGGTCAAAATTGGGCACAATATGGTTTCTTTAAATGTATCACAACAACAAATAATCAAAAAGAATACATTGAAAGAGTAATGAGACAATCAAGTTTTGATATCATCAAACCATATATAAGTGAGAGTTTTTATCCCAAGTCAGTTCCTCCAATGCCAATAATTGGTGTTCACACAAAAGAGCAAAGCGATGCTGTTAATATTATCAAAACATTCTATTTAAAATTTCCACAATATAGATGGTTTACTTTCAGAGATTTGAGAGGTTTATCAGAAAGAGAATTTTCAAACTCTCTCAGAGATTGTTTTGTAAGTGTTTGGATTGATGACGAAAGTGGATTTGGTACATTCCCATTAGAATCTATGAAATCTAATGTACCAGTAGTTGGTAAAATACCAAACTTAAAAGCTGAGTGGATGACTGAAGAAAATGGTATTTGGATTACTGATAAAACGTTATTTGCTGACGTTATTGCAGACTTTATACAAAATTGGTTGGAAGATAATATCAAACCTGAACTTTATGAAGAAATGAAAAAAACAGTGGAGCCCTACACTAATAAACAAGAATTTGATAATTCTGTCGTTAACTTATTTAATAGTTACTTAGAAAACAGAGGAAAATCATTTGAAGAACAACTTAACAAAACCGAAGAATAATATGGAAAATAAATTATCATTATCAGTTATATTACCAATCAAATCATCTAAAGCAAGAAATTTTGATGAGTTTTTTCAAAAAGCAATTGATTCTCTAAAAAACCAAAAGGTTGAATTTGAAGAATTACTAATTGTTTATACACCTGAAGAATCCTTAGTAACTATTTTAGACACTTATGATTTTGGAAACTTAAACGTCACAAAACTATTATGGGATAAAGAACCTAATTACTGTTCTCAAATTAACTTTGGAATTGAAAATTCAAAAGGTACTTGGATTTCATTATTTGAATTTGATGATGAATACTCATCAATATGGTTCAAAAATGTTAAATCGTATATTAACTCGTATCCTGAAACTCAAATGTTTTTACCTGTAGTTGTTGAAACAGATGATAAAGGGATGTTTGCAGGTTTTACAAACGAAGCAACATTTGCTGCCAATTTTACTCAAGAAATGGGAACATTAACAAATGAAACATTACATGATTATCAAAATTTTCAAACAGCTGGTAGTGTAATCAAAAAACAAGTAATTGAAGATTTCGGTGGATTTAAACCCTCAATAAAATTAACATTCGTGTATGAATTTTTATTAAGACTCACATATAACTCAGTTGCTATAATGACTATACCAAAACTTGGATACAAACACACTAATTTAAGAGAAGGTTCAATTTTTTGGAACTATAAAAATGGTGATGTAAAAATGTTGGAAGATGAAGTTAAATTTTGGATACAAACTGCAAAAAAAGAATATTTTTTCACAGACGATAGAGTCATAAAATACCAATCCGAAAATGTATAATGTCAGAAACAATCTCTGCAATAACAGAGGATGTTTTATCTGAAACATTCTCTGGAACAACGGAAGATGTTTCATCTGAAACATTTTCTGGAACAACGGAAGATGTTTTATCAAAAAAAAGAGGTAGAAAAGCGGTCAAAGAAAATTATTTTGATGTTCGAGAAGAAATCGCAGTTAAAAATTTTTTAATAGCAGAAACTTCTGAAGAAAAAAATAAAATATACAATCAATTTCTTCGTGCTCCTTTAGATAAAATGATTTCATCAATTATAAGACGATATAAATTATATCGTAAAGATATGGAGTTTAATGACATCCATACGGATACTCATTCTTTTTTAATGACCAAGGTTGATAAATTTAAACCAGAAAAAAATAAAAAGGCATATTCGTATTTTGGTACCATTTGTAAAAATTATTTAATGGGTCAAATCATCAAAGACCAAAAAGAGACAAATAGAAAAATTTCATACGAGGATATTTCATCAAGTATTGAAGAAAGACCAGATTTGGTTTATCGGATTGATGATGATATTGTTGAAACTGATGTTATTATAGTTCAATATCTAAAAGAATTACGTGAGTTTATTGAAACAGAAAATTTAAATGATAATGAAAGAAAATTAGGATATGCTTTAATTGATTTATTTGATAACTACGAAACCATTTTTTCTGGCGCCGACAATAACAAATTTAATAAAAATGTTATTTTACTTTCTTTAAGAGAAATGACAAATTTGAGTACAAAAGAAATTAGAAGTTCTATTAAAAGATTTAAAAAACTTTATTTAGTAATTCAATTTAAGATGAAAAACTAAACAAAAGTATTTATAGATATGCCAAGACCATTAAGAAAAGAAATTAATTTTACAAAAGACTCAATACTATCTCTAATGCAAGAGATTTATAATGAACTTGTTGAACAAAGACAAACAGCTATTAGAATTCAAAATAAAATGTTGTCTATGTTAAAAGACCCTACCGACATGGTAACGATTGGTCCTGTAATTGAAAAACAACAAAAAATTGTAAATGATTGCGTAGAGAAAAAAATTAGTCTTTCTAAATTACAATCAAGTATTTGGGAGAAATCTAATTCGAATACAGAATCATTTTCTCTTGCTGATTTGGATGATGATTTAATTCAAAATCTTATAGAGAAAGATGTTTCTAACGATGAAGAAACGTATAAAATGAGATAAATGAAATTATGCCTTCACCAGATTTAAATTCCTTATCGCAGAATATATCGAGTAAAATAAATTCTGCAAAAACCGCGGTAGAGTCACTTAAGAATCAAAAAGAACTTGAAAATTCTGCTGCGAACTCAGCAACACAAGGATTAGATTTTATTACTTCTCAATTAGATTCTGTAAAAAATTTACAAAAAAGATATCAAAGAGCACCACCTAATTCAACAGACCAGTTGTTAAATTTTTTAGGTCAAACGAGAGGTACAGGTCAAAATACTTTAAAATACATCAGAAAAAAAATATTAGAGACTTCAACAACTATTCAACCAAAAGTTGTTAATATTTTTAAAGAACAAACCATGAAAGCTCTTGGGTGTTCTCAAGAACAAACGTATAAAGGTGTAAGCGCTTCTGACTTAGCATTACAACCATTACCTTTAAGACCACAACAAGAGGGTATTTACATACCAGTTCAATCAGTAGATTTTTTTTCAAATTTAAAAAATTCACCTACCTCTCCTGTTGGTCAAGTTTATTATGAACTTCCTGAGCCTTCTGCTGACACGACGTTTGTCCCTTACGGAGGAGATGTTCCATTTCCAATGAATAAACAACTTAACCAATTGATGGATTCATCAAATGCTGGCAGGTCTTATTCTCAAATTAATGGTAAAAATTACCAAGGGAAATCTGGACAAAATTTATTTGACCTTCAATACACAACAACAAATAGTTTTGGTGTAACTGGTGATTATTATAGGGTAATGTTAATTGATAGAAGTGGTTCAGGTACAACTACGGTAAATAAAGTTGGTGAATTTATAAGTGATTATTATAGTACAATTAATTTTGTTGACCCCGTAAATGTTGGTGCACAATTAGTTAATATTTTATCAGGTGCGATGAATATTAAAGCACAACTTGGTTCAGGAGAAATACAAAATCAATCTGAATTTTTTTTGATAGCTCAAAGAATTTTAGGTTTATGTTTTGATGATAGAAGAGAAATTGATGTAAGTGGTGTTGCTAAAATTGCAGAACTTGATGGGGTTGACCAATCATTCTATAAATTAAATGAAATTGATTTAAGAAACATTGAACTCAATCTAACAAATGTTCAAAATGGTGTAATGGAGTTTGAAGATTGCCAAAATGTTAAACTGCCTGTAAATGCAGATAATTTAGTTGGTCAATTAATTCAATTTAGAAACATTACTGGTCAAACTACTCAACAACAAGTTAATAATTTAGAATCCATTTTAGATTCTATTTCTCAAAATCCTGATTGGAAATTAAAACTTCCTAATGATTTTAACGTAAATTTAGCAATTGACCAAAATATTATTAAAAAAATTCCATTAGCTGTCGCCGCTGGTGTTTTAACTCCCAAAAATTTATTACCAATATTCGCCTTGATGTCTATTGTTCAATCAGGTGCCACATATACTTACAACCAAGCAGTAACAAGTGCAAATACATTCGTTACTTCAGCAAACACTGCAAATGCAGATATTAGTGCTGCGGGAGCCAACATTATAACAAGTGGTACTGACTTCCTAAAAAAATGGGAAAAATTTTCAATTCAAGTTATTAGCCAAATTAATGCCGAATTTTTAAATGTATTATTTGAACTTTTAAAAAAAGATATTATCAATTTAATTGCTGCCATTATATTAGATATTGAGAAAGGAAAAATAACTAAAAAATATCAAATTATTTTGAGACTTGCTACTTTATTAATAGCGGTGGGACAATTAATTAAAGATTATAGACAATGTAAATCACTATTAGATGATATTTTAGCAATACTTCTTACATTGAATGGTTTAGCAAACGACACTGGAATACCAATCAGTTTGCTTGCATTAACAAAATTGTTACCAGGATTTTCACCTGAAAGAGCGTTTATTAATGTTATTGAAGGACTTCAATCAATTGGAATACCAACAGGAACTCTTCCCGATGGTTCACCAAATCTTATGTTGTTATATAACTTAGCAACACATAAAGGTTCAGATAAAGAAAAATCAGAAAACGGAAAACTTCAAGCTTTTGGTGTTAGTGCTTCTGGATATGTTGATGTTTTTGGAAAAGATACTTAATATGAAAAAAGAAGAATTAGAAAAAATTGTAATTGAGCAGCCAAACTTAAAAAATTTACCTAATACCGAATTAGTAAATTTTATGGATTTATTATCCGAAGATTTTGAATTAACTAAAGATAATATAATAAAAAGTACACTCTATTTGGATAAAATCGAGGAACTATATAATAATGTATTAAAAGTATATCAAGATAGAAATGGAAGATAATTCAATATTTTTTCAGTGTAAAGTACTTGATAATCAAGACCCTATGATGCTCGGTAGAATTCGTGCAGTAAGGTTGATTGATAATGTTGACGATATTCTTAAAAGTGTATCAGACCCTCCATGGAATCAAGAAAAAGATATTTGGACATCAAGAGACCCATTAGTTTTTAATCCATTATTACCTTATTTTGTTTACTCAACACCAAAAGACGATGAATTAGTTCAGGCTATGTATTTGAATAAAGATTTTAGATATCAAAACCAATACTATATACAAAATAGTACTTTTTCATCTCCAACATCAACCTATCAAGAATATTGGTTTGGTGGAAACAAATTTACAGGTAATGGTACACAAATTAAAAATCCGAAACCGTTAAAAAACCAAGATGGAACATTTACAGACCAAGCAATTCATGCTGGTGTATTTCCGCAACCTGGAGATAATGCCATATTAGGACGTGGTAGTGCCGATTTAATTGTGAAACAGGATGAAGTTTTGTTAAGAGCTGGTAAATTCAAAGGTGAACTATTACAGCCAAATATTGTTCCTGTTGCAAATCAACAAAGAGCCTTTTTACAATTATCTAGATTTCAAAAAACAAAACAAAAGTTACCCGACAAGACTTATTATGAATTGAAAGAAAATGTTATTTTAGTAAAATACTTAATTGAATGGATTATAATAAATCCTGAAAACACTAAAAACAATTTTATTGGTTCTGTTTATTTATATCAATTAAAACCAGATGCAAGTACAAATTCTAAAAATTTAACTGTAGATAGTGTTGTTGCTGAAAATTTAAAAAGTTTAGTTATTGAACATAATTTGAAAGGTACATTACTTGAAATAGTAAATCAAATTAATGATTTTATAAAAACTTGTAATACAACAAATTTTTTTAACGGAATTAAAATATTTCCAGATAACAATAACGATACTAAGTTTCCAATTTTTTACAGAGCATCAAATGCGATGTATTCAAAAATGAATCCGAGTTCACCGTCAGGTAATACATCGTCTGTTGAAATTAATAATATTACTTCAATAAACAAATCAGTAAAACTAAATCCAAGTATTCAAGGAAATGGTGGATTAATCTATACCAAGGGTAAAGTAGGAACTCCATCAAATCCTGTAAAAGTTGTTGTTCCACAAACACAATTTATCCCTCAACAAGCAACTTATGGTGCTTTTGGTGGTGATAAATTATTTTTATTATCTCACAATTCTGCAATACCAGGTAAAGGAAAAATTAATTTTGATAATACTTTATATGGTATTTCACCTGAACAATTTGGTGATGAGATAGTTCCAAAAACTTCTAGTATGGTTAGAGGTGAAGAGTTGATGAGTTTAATTAATTTAATTGTTAGATTCTTAGTTACACATACTCACGCATATCCTGGCCTTCCTCCAGTACCTGTTACTCAAGATGGAAGTCAGGCTCAAGATATCCTTTCAGAATTACAAAATGCCGTTAATACAATACTTAACGGAAATATCAGACTTAATTGATATTTATTGAAAAACATTAATGTCAATTTTAAGGTCATACATAGATAAGAATAATACGATTATTTCTAATTCATACACCAATACGGCTCGTAACCCTATTATTGAATTGAATTTTGGTGCTTCGGATTATATCATTCCTAACTACGGATACACAAGGTTTATATTTGAATTAAACCTTTCATTACTTAGAGAAAATATTCAATCAGGTGTTATCACAACAGGTTGTACTGATAACATGACTCACGTTTTAAAGATGACAAATACGTCTTCGTTTGATAATGAATTACTTAATTCATTTATGTCTAACGAAAGAAGAAGAGCAACATCATTTGATTTAATTTTATTTAGAATTCCAGAAACATCAGGTAATACTGGAAATCCCCAATATTGGGATGAAGGTGTTGGACATGATTATAATGATTTCAACATCACCAAAAATAGTGCTCAAGGTGGTTCAACCCCACTTACATATGTAGATAGTAGAGCATTCTCTAATAGACCATCTAACTGGTATCAAACAACAACAATTAATAAATGGTCTCAACCTGGTATCTACAATAACAAAAATGAAGGATTAGTTAATTTTTCAGGTCTTACAATCATTGCAAGACAACATTTCCAACTTGGAAATGAAGACCTTAATATGGATATGACAAATGAGATTAATGGAATCTTAGACGGAACTATCACAGGAGTTACAGGGTGGGGAGTTGCTTATTTACCTGAGATTGAAAACATCACGGGTTTGACTGACAGTTATAGTGTTGCATTCTTTTCAAAATATACACAAACATTCTATCAACCATATCTTCTAACAAACTATAATGACTTGATTCAAGACGATAGAAACATTTTCTTGAAAAGTCAGGAAAATAAATTATTTCTTTACGTTTATCAAAATGGTGATTTAGTTAATTTAGATTCGGACCCATTTGTTAGAATTGAAGATAGAACAGGTTTAGAAGTTTCAGGGATGGCAAGTTTGAGTACTTGTTTGAGAACAAAAGGGGTTTATGAAGTAGTAGTTCCAAATGGTTTCCAAAATAGTCCAACCCCTTGCATATTTTACGATGTATGGTCAGGGTTGACAATTAACAATCAACCTCTTCCAAATGTAAGAAACCAATTTACATTACAACAATATACTGCAGGTATTCAAATAGGTTCCGTATCCAAAGAACCACAAAAGTTTGGTTTTGATTTTTATGGTATATTACAGAACGAACAGATATTAGCTTCGGACATACGAAAGGTTGGGGTAACAATTAAAAAAGCCTACACAGGTCAACAAGTATTATTAAATGTTTCTGCATTTTATAGAGTTTATGTAAAAGAAGGAACAACTGAAGTTCAAGTTCAAGATTGGACACCAATTAATAGAACACCAAATGAATATTATTTTATATTTGATATGAGAGATAAAATACCAAATCAATATTATGTAGATATTCAAGTGAATACTTCGGGAGAGAAAGATACTTATAAGAAACAATTAACATTTAATATAGTGAACGTAAAATGAGTAAAGTAATAAAATTAACAGAAAGAGATTTAAACATTCTTGTAAAGAAAGTTTTAAAAGAACAAGAAGAAGTAAACTATATGTTCTTCAGTAATTTAAAGCAAATCAAAAGACAATGTGAAATGATGTTAGATATGGACCCTAAGGAAATAGATAATATAATTCAACATGGTCATGATTGGGCTGATGACCATATAACTGAGGCCAAAACAAATATTGACCAAGTATTTGATTTTTTTAAAAATATGATGGATAAAGAATCTGAATATGTTGATTACGAGGATATGGAAGAAAATTCATTATCCGAAGGTAGAAAAAAAACAGGAACTAAACTGTGTGCAAGAGGAAAATCAGCAGCTCAATCCAAATTTAAAGTTTACCCAAGCGCTTATGCTAATGGGTATGCTGTTCAAGTTTGTAAAGGAAAGATTAAAGGTCTTGATGGTAAAAAACAATGTTCAGGGGCATATTGTTAAAAAAATTTATTTACTAAAATTTTTGTTTTATAAATATTTGACTATATTTGTTGTATGGAAAACAAAGTTGTCGGGTATATACCCCGTCTATTATTCAGAATTTATTTGAGTCTAAAGGAAAAATTTGACCCAACTCCACCTATTCCCGAAGAAGAAAAAATTACCGTAGAAATATGTAAAAAGTTAATTAATAACCCTGAGTCAAAATTAACTTATGCACCAATCTCGAACAAAAGATTTGTTAAGAACGAAGAGAAAAATATGTTTATTGTTATTGAACAACATACAATAAATCTTATCAATCACGTTTATAGTTATTCAGTGTATTTATCAAATTCAAATGATTACAACGAAATTATTACTAGTTTTGATAAAGTATTAGAATTTGAAAGACAATCTTTAGAAGATGAAATTAGAACTAACATTCAACATTCGTTAACAACAATTTTAGAAAAACTTAATTAATATTTTCTCTAATTACTCTTCTGATAATATCAGTTAACTGCTCTGTTCTTGGTTTATACGAAACCATCTTAGGTTTGTTTCCTGTACCTGATTTTGAATGAGTTTTTTCAGCCTTCCTTTTTTGTTGACAAGCCGACTTTTTTTGAGATGCTGACATTTTGGATGCAACCCCCGCTGCTCTACATTTTGGATAAGCTTTATCCTCAGCATGTGACCTACCACAAGGAGGATGTTTTCCATCTACCTTTCTACATATATTAACCCATGGACCCGCAGGTTGTTTACTTCCTTTTGGTTTTTTCTTTGTACCGAACCAAACCGCTAAATCTTCTTTGAGTGGACCATTTGCTTTTTGAATAAGTTCTTGTGGAGCCTCAAGGTCACCAATATTACTTCCCTCGTCATCATTTTGGTTTGTGTAGAATTGTTTCAAATATTGGTCTAACGCTCCAACTTTTCTTGTTTTTTTTTCAATCTGAGCTCTTTTTTCAGGTGTTTCTTTAAATTCACCTGCAGCTTCTTCATAGGCTAATTCTGCATTTGTATACTGATACACGGGTTCTACATATGGACCCAATTGGTCTTTAGTCCACATTTCAGGTGCTAGCACGATAGGTACTTTAAATTTACCAGCTCCACCAGAGCCCGTAGCTTCATTTATTCTATTTCTTTTCATATATTTGACTTATAATAAATATCGTTAAATTATGAATATGGAAAATGAAAAAACCCCAATTAAGTTATTGTTTGGAAACATTGCAATTTATAAAACTGAAGATGTAGATTCTTTAATTGATAATATGGATTTTGAACAGTCTTTTTTCTATATTATGCAAGCACTTCAATATGGACACAACTCAAATCTTTTTAGTTTACAAGAAAGTGAATTAATATCAAAAGCTTTACGAATCTTAAATAAAGGAATTAAATCTGAAGAATAAAAAAAGGACCTCACGGGGTCCTTTTTCATTTATAATTTGTTCCCACAAGACGGACAAAACTTATAGTTTGATTTCATCTTGGTTCCACACTCAGTACAATATTGTCTAATTTCATCAACGTTAATGTTTTTTGAACTTTTAGGTTGAATCTTAAATTTAATTGTATGGGATGTGTAATAATTAAATTGTTCGTAAGAGTTAGTAAAAGTTTGATTTGATTGTTCACCTTTTTCTACTCGACCTGTTTCAATGGATTTCTTACTTTTTCTTTCAGAATATAACCCTTTATCTTTAAGGTCTTTCATTATCGCATCAGTATTAATTGAACTTGTGTAAGTTGCATTTGAAGTGTTAAAGGTTGATGTGGTTGTTGAATAACCCATTCCTCCAGTAGTACTGATTGTTGTTCCATAATACGGATTAATAGTTGTACTTGGACTACCATAAATGGTTCTATTACTACCTACATATAAAAAATTATTACTAATATATTGTTCGTCATAGAACTCAACTAATACATCACCATTTAAATCAATTGCAGACCTGTTTTCAGACGTGTCTTTTACTTTATAGGTACTGAACTCAAACTTGTTATTTGAGTCAAGGAAACGTTCTAAAAACACTCTCTGACCTGGTCTCAATACAACACCACTTGTGGAAATGTATTCACCATTTAATTTAATCTTACAGAGAACCGATTTTTGTTTAGGATTGTGAATTTCAAATTCAAAATTGTCTTTATCATTTAAGAAGACAATGTGGCCATTATAGACCTTTAGACGTGACTTTTTCTTTGTGATGTGCGCAGTCGGTTTGCCCACTTGTGTTGCGTAATTCATGTTTTTTTAATTTTATATTAGCTTATGACTACGTTACCAATACCTTTATATCCGTGAATATTCAACAGCTTATTATGGCTGGGGACTGATAAACTAAAATCTAATAATAAATATATTCTACAATAAATTGTTGTAAATAAAAAAGGGTCCCTTTTGAGGACCCTTTTTGTATCGTTAAAGAATAGATTATCTCAATTCTTTTAAGTCGAATGTTCTTACGCCATCAACTGTGATTCTACCGTAGAATCTGTTGTTCACCATCTTCTTAGCGTATCTAGTCATGATACCTTTGATTGGTGTGAAGTTGAACGGATTGTACATTGTAGGAGTAAGTTGTAATGGAACGTATGGTGCGTAGATGTAACCTGTATCTAACAAAGAAGTACCTTTGTGACCCATTAACACTTGGTTTGGTGGGAAGTAAGGGTCTCTGTAAACTTGGTATCTACCAGCTAATGTACCAACTCTTTCAATACCCATGTTGTATTGGTCTTGCTCAGGAGCTGCATTTGAAACGTGGAAATACTCCAAGTCATCAAAGATAGCACTGATTTCAGAAGAAACAACTATCCAGTTAGCACCACCTCTTAAAGTAGACTTATGGATTTGTGCAGAAATTTGGTTGATTGCTGTGATTAACGTTTGGTTCCAGTCTTTTTGTGTGTAAGGTTGTGCCTGACCACCAAGTCTCTTCCATCCGTTGTAATCCCATCTTAAATTCCAAGCTGCACCTTTTCTTAAATCTCTCAAGATTTCTCTATCGATTTCAGCAGCAACTTGCTCAGATAATAATGCTGTTAATTCAGCTTCAGCGTCGATGTTGTGGAAAGCCGCAACGTCTTGAGCCATTTCAGGAGACCATTGTGCTCTTAATTTTCTTTCAGTTACAGAAACTGTTACTGACATTAAGTCAAATGAAACCTCACCAATTTTATCTTCAAATTCTAAGTTCTTATAGATTCTATAAGTAGCTGAGAACGCGTTGTTAGTCGCTGTAGAAGAAGAGAATGTAGAACCTGTGTAACCGTCCATAGAACCGCCACAAGTAATACATACTGGTACTTGTAAATCAACCTCTAAGTAGATGAATCCTTGTGCATCACAGATGTTGTCATATTGACCACCATCAGTTAATGAGTTAGGGAATACTAATGTTTGGTTGTTGTTACCGTATTGAACGATACCTTTACCATATCTTTGAGTTACAACTCTGAATAAGTAAGGACCACCGCCTGCAGTTGTAGTGTTTGTAGAAACACCGTAGATTGTTAAATCTGCTAAGAAAGATTCTGTATCCATTGGTTGACCGTCTGGACCAATTAACTTACCAGCTCCATCAGATGCAAAACCTGACATGATAACTAATACTTTTCTGTAATCAGTTAATGCGTAAGCTGCTGGTTCTAAATTCAATGTTGTGCTATTCCATTGTGCAGTAACAACTGAAGTGTTTGCAGATGTAATAGAACTGAATTGTCCTTTAGAATAGTCATATAAACCTGGAGGGTCTAATGCTGGTTCAGCACCTTCGTAGAATCTATCGTAAAGGTCTCTACCAGTGTTATAGTCATAACCTGCGTTAGGTGATGCTGGACCGTTTGGTGCTCCAAAAGGTGAATAATGAATACCAGTGTTGTCGTTTTGACCACCACCTACTTCATATTGTTGAATATTTGGTACAAAGTAGAATAATTTACCGATTGGTAAGTTCATAGCTTGTACTGAAACGATATCGTTAGCTAACAATTTTGAGAAAACTCTTCTCACGATTGGAAATACAACAGTTTCAAATGCACCTGTATCAGATGTAGATGAAGCTTCGTTGATTAAGAATGATGCTTGGTTTTCGTATAATTGTGCTACGTTTTCTCTCATGTGACCTTTAAGACCTTCTAAAAAGCCTAATTTGTCCCATTTG